ATCTTGTATAAGCGCACCGCCAGACATCCACGCTCTGAGCATTTGCTCAGTGACAGGAAGATCTCTGGTATGTTCCATACCAGTTAATTTGGAAGTCTTAGTTACTAACATTGTAATTTACTCCGTAAATTTGGGGCATAAAAAAAGGGGACATAAAGTCCCCTTGTGAGTGGTGGTAGTGATGAATTACTTTTCGAGAGCATCCCGAACTTGATCAACGATCAAGTCAAAGTCTAACTCAGGATTTGCTTTCAGCAACTTGACCAAGTCACTAGCTACGCTAGCTTCTGTGATCTCAGGAGCATCTGGTGACTCTTGAGTCGTAGACTCATCCAGTGACGGATTGCCGTCAGTAGACTCAACCTCTGGTTGAGAATTCTCATCCTCAGTCTTCGACTGAGCTTTCTTCCAAGCAGTGTACTGCTTTCTCAAACCCGAAGGGTTCCGAGATGACAAATCACCTTTGGTGATAAGCTCCTGCAAACTGTCCCAGTTTGTATCGAGCCACATAAGATCGTTCCGATCTTGCCGAGTCACCACTTTCAGTGGTGTTTTAGCGATCGCTTGACCGAAGTCCTTATCGGACTTGTAGAGAGAACGGTACTCATTAAGTACCGTACCAACTGAGCGAAGCTCAGAAAGATGCTTCTTCTGGGTCAACTTGATCCGTTTGTAAATCTTCGCAGAAGATTCCAAGCGATCATTAAGACCTTCGGTCTCTGCTGTCAAATCAGCTTTTGTGAAAGCTGAAGTGTCAACACTAGACAGCTTCCTTGAAGCTGACTTGCTGTCTTTAGCCAACTTGTTGGCTGAGTTGCTGTTGCCAAAATCTACGATTTTTGAGTTGTCGATTGCAGTGTTCATTCCACTTTCCTCTATCTATTTGTTTCACTATAAAGAGGATTTTTATTCCCCTTTCACTTCGTTCAAGGGGTAAAAATACTCTGTGAAACATAATAGATGAGAGTCTGGTCGGCTGTCAACTCCCCCAATTTTCGAGACCAGCTAGTACTACACAAATATATGCCAACAATAGTTGTCATAGTATTTGTTGTTGTAGTACTGCTGTCAGTGACGAAACTTCGTCAGTAGAGTTGGTATGAAATACCAAAGTGACCAGAAAGATGCATGGGTCGTTACTGTGTAACGACTTGATGGGGATCTACCTGTTGAACCACCCAATCTGGGTAGCAAATGATATTAAATCATTTGTTGAGGAGAGCTAAGCCTATGATTTACAAGGTAAATCTATGTGCAGTGTGAACACACAGCGTAGCGCAGATCCTCACACACCGTCAGTGAGCGCATAATGCGAGGGCAGACAGCGCATTTGGGTGGGGGCGGGCGAGGGACACCCCCCGTTAGGGGGTACGTGTATACAGCTAGATACACAGAAGGGTAAAATTAAGTGTTAACCACTTTACGTACACAATCAATTGTTATACTCACGGAAGTGCGATTTAACCATCGTAATAAAAACAAGTACTTACAAGCAAAAGCGTAAGGGCACTTAAACTGTAACACTAAAAAGTACTTGACAAGGTTTTGAAAATAGATATAACTACGTCCGAAGGACATACATATGATGTGCGTTCAGTCGCCTTTGGCTCCTTCACCAAAAAGATTTAAAATTCATAAGCAAATGCTTGCATATCATATGTACCTATGATACTCTCCGATTGTACTATTCTGTACTTTCTTTATAAAATGTCTTGACATTTCCTTAATTACGAATATAACTATGGATAATTCTCTGTACTCGATTAATAGTGTGCGATCCCGAGAGGGATTGCTAGAAACTGTATATAGCTGTCTAGAAGGGGACACTTCTCTGGACACTATTCATATTCCCCATTCGGATGTCTTCTTTGTACGAGAAGCTCTGGAAGACCGATTTAATTGTTCCTTATCCCTATCGCAGGTAGAGGAATACATGAAAGAAGCAGGATGGCGTGACAGTGGCGATACCTGAAAGAGTAAAAAACAAAATGAAAGAAGAGGGTCTTGAAGGTGTCAATAAACCGAAGAGAGATCCTGACCATCCAACTAAATCCCACAAAGTCATGGCGAAAGAGGGTGACACGTATAAGTTCATTCGTTTTGGTCAGCAGGGTGTAAAGGGGGCAGGTAAGTCCCCGACAACAGCAAAAGATAAAGCACGTAAGCGTTCGTATTATGCTCGTCATAATGCACAAGGTAAACCCACCAGCAAGCTCTCAGCAAAGTACTGGTCTCATAAGGTAAAATGGTAATTTAATATGGCGGCACAACTAGGCGTAGCGGCAATCATGGGCATCATGCGATTTGCCGCATCTAAGGGTACTCAAGAAGCAATCAAGAAGTATGGCAAGTCCGCATACAATGAAGCACTCTCTATTGCTTCTAAAGCAGATAAGATGGGTGAGCAGATCCGTTCACAGTTGAATCGCTTAGGTAAAGAAGCGAAGGCTGGCTTACCAGCTAAAATACGTAACATGCTACCCTCAGTCACATCGCAGGCAAGTAGAGCACCAGCCATCAAACGCGGTCGCTCAGGTGCAGTGCAAAAGAAATCAGTCGAAGGTGAGTACATTCCTAAGTCCCAGAAAAGTGGGGCACCTTCGACTGAATCTCGCAGAGGAAGTACCTACGAAGGTAAGTCCACTACTGGCGGTGGTGCTGGAGGAAAAGAGCCACCTATCTACGCAAACAAGTCAGACCGTTTCGGTGGAGGCAGGGGTCAAGGACCACAAGGCCGTATGCCGAATGTAAGGAAGTCTGCTGTAGCGGCTGGAGCAGTTGCAGGTGCGGCGGCTACATCAACAGGTGATAGCACTTCACGTTCATCGACATCGAGCTACACTATTAAGAGTGGTGATACACTTTCTGCAATTGCTAGAGATTCCGGTATTAAGCTTGCTGAACTCCGTGATGCGAATCCACAGATTCAAGACTTGAATAAGATCAAGCCCGGACAGAAGATTAAAATACCGAAGGCATCTATCAGGGGCACTGGTCGTTCTATCTATGAAGGCATGACGAAAGCTGAGATGGAAAAGATGGCAATGAAGAAACGCTCACGTAAGGCAAAGGGTGGTATGGCTAAGAAATCATACGCTAAAGGCGGATACGCCAATTGCGGTGCTTCAATGAAAGCGACACAGAACTCATCTAAAGGAATGAAATAATGGATGATGCAGAAAAAATTAAGTTACTAGAAAGAAAGCTCCGTAATTCTAAAAAGGGTTCTCGTGAATATATGGAAGCGTTACTTGAGTTGCGCAATATTCCCGGTTCAGGTTACTCCGTACCATCTGGTACTGAGGATCAGCCAATGGATAATGATCCATCCGAAGTTATGCCAGAAAAATCATCTAAGATGATGGATGGTGGCATGGCTAGAGGCAAAGGCGGTAAGATGTATCAACATAACTACGCTACTGGCGGTAGCGTGACTGATCATTTACAACAGAAGAAAGGTAAGAAGTAATCATGGCGTATTGTAAAGGATGTAAATCTAAAACTAAATGCAAAGCGGCAGGTAAGTGCTTAGCAACTGGTAAGAAACTAAAGATGGCAATGGGTGGAACAGCTTTAAAGAAAGCACCAGCTAGTGCAACAGGTCTCAAGAAACTCCCAACAAATGTACGTAACAAAATGGGATACATGAAATCTGGTGGCTACGCCAAAAAGAAGTAAACTGATATATGACGATTGCTAAGAACAGCAGAACAAAGTCTGAGATTGTTGCTATAAGCACGGATGATGTACCTGTAACTTTGTATACATGTCCTGCCAATTCAAAGGCACACATGAGTCTGTTGTTCATTACTAACGCTTCAAGCAATGCCAGTGATATTAACGTACAGTGGTACAGAGCATCTGTAGCTACTAGCTTTTTTATTATTGGTGGTAAAAACTTAACTCAGGGTGAGTTTATCAAGTTTGATGGTGCATTTATTGTCCTTGAAGCTGGGGATTATGTAACTGTAGAAACGACAAGTACTGCAGGATCTGGTGTTCCTGATACCGATGCATTCTGCACTGTCGAAGAATTCTTCAATCCGGTAGGTGGATAATGCCATACAAATCAAAAGCTCAACAAGCCGCTGTCGCAATCTCAATGAAGAAGGCTGGCAAGTCCCCCAAAGAAATTAAGAAGCATATGATGGGTGGCGGTATGGCGAAGAGTGGCCCCTATAATGCAGTCACTAAATATGCAAAGGGCGGGAGCACTGTCAATGCGGCTGGAAACTATACACAACCCACCATGCGCAAAAACTTATTCAACAGCATTAAAGCTGGAGGAAAGGGCGGTGCGCCCGGTCAATGGTCAGCTAGAAAAGCTCAGATGCTTGCCAAACAATATAAAGCAAAGGGTGGAGGTTACACCTCGTGAAGGCACCACAGAAGTCACTGAAAGCTTGGACAAAGCAAAAGTGGCGTACCAAGAGTGGCAAGCCATCTACACAAGGCCCGAAAGCTACAGGGGAGCGTTATCTACCGGAGAGAGCTATCAAGGCTCTTTCGGCCAGCGAGTATGCCGCTACTACGAAAGCCAAACGGAAGGGAAAAGCATCGGGCAAACAGTTCGTTGCACAGCCTAAAAATATTGCAAAGAAAACAAGTGCATACAGAAAGGTAAAGTAAGAATGGCAAGAACACTCACTGAAAAGCAACAGAAGTTTCTCGATGTGCTCTTTGATGAAGCACGTGGAGATATTCTAGAAGCGAAGAAGCTTGCTGGGTATTCTCCATCGAATTCAACAAACGATATTATTAATTCACTAAGAGAAGAAATCTTAGAGCGCACTAACATGTACCTCGCCAGAAATGCCCCACGTGCGGCTATGGCAATGGTTGGTGCGATTGTTGATCCTACAGAGTTAGGAATCAAGGAAAAGATGAATGCCGCTAAAGAAGTCATGGATCGTGTCGGTATTATTAAATCTGAGAAGGTACAAGTTGAAGCAATAGGCGGTGTGATGATTCTTCCACCGAAACGTGTAGAGGATGACGACTAATCGATCAGCAGGTAAATGGATACTTCCACAACCTGAAAACACGATTGCTGATGAGGATTTTTTACCGATACCAAGAATAGCTCGTACTGTTCCTTTTGGTTATGAAGAAGATCCAAATGATTCAGATATGTTATTGCCCATCCCAAGAGAGCTTAGGGCACTTGAAAAAGCTAAAGAATACTTAAAGCAATACAGCTATCGGGAAGTTTCTATCTGGTTAGAAAAACAAACTGGAAGAAGCATTTCCCATGTAGGATTAAAGAAGCGCATAGATAGTGAGCAATCCAACAAAAGACGAAGTGCAACTCTCCGCGAATGGGCCAGAAGGTACAAAGCGGCAATCGAAAAGGCGGAGGAAATCGAGAGGACGAGGCTCGGCGCAAGGATCTGCAAACAGTCAGAGACAGCCGAAGATACAGAGCCAGCCATCGATTGAAGTCCGGAACGATGTTCACGAAGAGCCAGAGTTTGAGCCTATTCGTCCTGAAGAAGAACATAATGTTATCTTCAAGCCAAATGCCGGTCCTCAGACTGAGTTCTTAGCATCAGGCGAAAGGGAGGTATTGTATGGAGGTGCCGCAGGCGGTGGTAAGTCTTATGCAATGTTGGCTGATCCTTTACGATTTATGGGTCACCCCAGCTTCAGCGGGCTACTACTACGACATACAAATGAAGAACTGAGAGAACTTGTCTGGAAGTCTCAGGAAATGTATCCAAAGATCTGGCCCGGTATCAAGTGGTCAGAACGAAAGATGCAATGGACTGCTCCATCTGGTGCAAGGCTTTGGTTCTCCTATCTCGATAGAGATGAAGATGTCATGCGCTACCAAGGTCAAGCATTTAGTTGGATTGGCTTTGACGAATTAACGCAGTGGCATAGTCCCTTTGCTTGGGACTACATGCGTTCACGTTTACGGAGTACTGCTCCTGATTTGCCTATCTACATGAGGGCAACGACAAACCCCGGTGGTCCCGGCCACCAATGGGTAAAGAAAATGTTTATTGATCCTGCACCAGCAGGTAAAGCATTTCATGCAACAGAGATTGAATCTGGGAAAACTTTAGTGTATCCTTCTGGTCACAGCAGGGCCGGTGAACCATTGTTCAAAAGAAGATTTATCCCTGCGATGCTAACAGATAATCCGTATCTGTATGATCAAGGTGACTATGAAGCGATGCTCCTATCCTTGCCTGAGCATCAACGTAAACAGTTGTTAGAGGGTAATTGGGATGTTGCTGAAGGTGCGGCGTTTCCTGAGTTCGACAGATCCATACATACTACTGATCCTTACGATATACCTCGTAATTGGGTTAAGTTTCGCGCCTGTGATTATGGGTACGGTTCTTTTTCTGCTGTTGTTTGGTTTGCCTGTACTCCTGACGAACAGCTTGTTGTCTATCGTGAGTTATACGTTAGTAAAGTTTTGGCAACTGATCTCGCAGATATGGTGCTTGAACTTGAGGAAGATGACGGGAACATCAAGTACGGCGTACTAGATAGTTCGTGTTGGCATAAACGTGGTGACATTGGACCCTCCCTTGCTGAGCAGATGATTCAGAGGGGTTGCCGCTGGAGACCATCAGATCGTTCTGCAGGATCACGTAAAGCAGGTAAAAACGAATTACATAGAAGATTGCAAGTCGATGAGTTCTCAGAAGAACCACGAATGGTTATCTTTAATAACTGTACAAATATAATTTCACAACTTCCGAGTCTACCTCTGGATAAAAAGAATCCAGAAGACGTAGATACAAAAGCAGAAGATCACTTATATGACGCATTGCGTTACGGAATTATGAGCCGTCCACGGTTTTCAATATGGGATTTTGATCCATCTAACTCACCGACATCTCAATTCGTTCCATCAGACTCAACCTTCGGATATTAAATATGGAAGATAACGATCTCATTATTGAAGATAGTGCCATCACATTAGAGGATGTTACTAGCTATTCAGATGAAGACCCATCAACGCATCGATTGATGAACTACGTAGACGAGCGTTTCACTAAAGCTGAAACAACTCGTAGAACAGAAGAAGAGCGGTGGTTACAGTCATATCGTAACTACAGAGGTATATATGGACCGAATGTTCAGTTTACTGATTCAGAGCGTTCACGTGTATTTATTAAAGTAACTAAAACAAAAACGCTTGCCGCATACGGTCAGATTGTTGATGTATTGTTTGCAGGGCAGAAGTTCCCTCTTTCTATCGAACCGACAGTTCTCCCTGAAGGTGTAGCTACTGCTGTTCACTTTGATCCTCAGAAACCAGAAGGTGTTGATGAGGGGATACAAGAACCAAACAAGTTGACTGAGTCTCCTTATGGTTATGCAGGAGATGGTAAAGACTTCCCTCCCGGTGCAACACTGAAAGATTTGTTGGGACCATTAGCTCCTAAACTAGAAGATGTAGAAAATCTTCAAGAAGGTGAAGGAGTTACGCCATCTTCACAAACATTCTTCCCTGCGATGTATGCCGCTAAGAAGATGGAAAAGAAGATTATGGATCAGCTAGAGGAATCTAGTGCATCGAAGAAACTTCGCAGTGCCGCATTTGAAATGGCGTTGTTTGGTACTGGGATCATGAAAGGTCCATTTGCCATTGACAAAGAATACCCAAGTTGGGATGAAGAAGGTAATTACAGCCCAACAATTAAAACAGTACCCTTTGTTGATCATGTTTCTATTTGGAACTTTTACCCTGATCCAGATGCAGACAATATGGATGAAGCGCAGTATGTGATTGAGAGACACAAGATGTCTAGATCACAAGTCCGTGCTCTCAAGAAGCGTCCTTTCTTCCGTGAGTCTGTCATCGAGGATGTCATCGACATGGGAGAATCCTATGTCAAGAAATACTGGGAAGACGACTTAAATGATTTCGACATTGAATATGATATCAATCGCTACGAAGTTCTTGAATATTGGGGAGCGATTGACTTAGAGCTATTGAAAGAAGCAGGAGTAGATATTCCTGAAGAATTTGATGATGTCGATGAGTTACAGGCGAACATCTGGATTTGCAATAATCGAATTATTCGTGCTGTTCTCAACCCATTTAAGCCTGCCCGTATTCCATACTATGCAGTTCCATATGAGTTAAATCCTTACTCTTTCTTTGGTGTAGGTATCGCAGAAAACATGGACGATACGCAGACGCTGATG